ACAGTCCACACACCTGCTGTTAAACTAATAGATCTACTAATAAATCCTCCTGCACCACCACCATTACCGCGGTTTGTATCATTTGATTCGCCACCTCCACCTAAAGATCCACCGCCTCCGCCACCTACTACTAATAAGGCAACTGTATCTGAACCAGTTACTTGAAGTTGACCTGATGTTAAAAATGTATGGGATGTAAAATTATTGCCTGAACTTGTGTAGTTTGTCTTAATACCACCTGTTGCTGATGTAATTGCCATGTCTATTGATTTTTATTTAGTTTTATACTAATAAATAGATAAAAAAAGCCGTCTAAAGGACGGCTCTTTCTTTATTATTTTTATACCTTAGTAGTTCAAGATACAGTAATCCATTCCAATTCCTAATTCAATTGTGATTGCGTCTTGGTTAGACCAGTCGTAAGCTCCAAAGTTTGCAGTCTTAACAAAAGCTCCTTTAATAATCCACTCACTTACTACATCGCCTACTGGACCTAAGATAGATAAGTTCAAATCTTTCTTATAGAAGTCTGAATATCCATCACGTCCTGTAACAGACTCATGTGATAAACGAATCCACTCCATTACAGCTTGTTGGCCAGAAGGAGAGATTGGATTGTATAAACTTAATGTCATGTCTTGCCACTCTGCTTTTCCTTTAATCTTACGATAAACGTTAATGTGGTCAATTTTAACCTCATTCAAGTTTACGTTTGGAGCAGATGCTGCTTTGATCATAAAGGATGGAATACCATCGATGTACATTATAAATCGGTTCTGAACGGTAGGTTCAAAACTGGTGAACATTATCTCATTTGGGTCTAATACTGGCATTTTGCGATGTATTTAATATAAATATCTTAACTATTACTTTTTCTTACGTAACTCGTTTAAAGTAGGGCTCTTAGATTTTTTACTTTCTTCGATTTTATCTTCCTCAGCTACATTAATTTCCATTTCAGCTAATCTTTTTTCAAGCATAGCTTTAGCTTTCATTAATTTAGCTTTATCATCTTTTGGTAAAGCTTTAATATCTTTTTTTACTTTGCCAAGACTTTCTTTTTCGTGCATGTTTCTCATCTTGTCGGTATCTGCTACTGCATTTACCTCCTTATACATTCCTTTAGCCATTTTTTCTTTAGAAGACATCTCTTCCATTTTTTTAGCTTTCTTAGGCATCTTTACAGCCTCTGTATAAGCACCACCAGACATGTTCATCTTTTTTGACTCAGCTAGTACTTCCTTAACAATGCTTTCAAATAAAGTGTTGGATAAATGTAATCGAATTTTTGTATTGTTTTTCATCAAATCTTATTTTTTATTTTATGCACCAAAGGTTACACCAGTTGGTAAGACGTTAAATGTTAATTGAATAAATTCCGCAGTTCTAGTTGGCTGTAAGTAAATAGCACCTACTAATAAGTTTCTATCAATTACGTCTGGAGTGTTATTAGTATCATCCATTACTACTCTGAATGCATACAAACCTTGTCTTTGTTGTACGTAATCTAAGTAAGGATTAACTTGAGATAAGAATCTATTTCTAGTTACAGCAGTATTTTGTTCAAATACTAATGTTTCTGCAATTTGACCAATATAACTCTTCAAAGCAATTAACAAACGTCTTACATTTACTCTATCTAAAGCAGAAGCTCTAGCTTGTAATGTTTTTTGTCCGTATACTACTGTACCTTGACCTGGGAATACTGCGATTGGGTTAACTTTAGCACTATATAAAGTGTTTCTTTGAGCTACCGTTAATCTAACTTCAGGTTGAATTACTGTTGGTAAACCACCTCTGTTAAGACCCGCAGGAGCAAACCATTCAGCAGATACTTTATCATTATATTCGTAAACTGCAGGAATAATTGTTGAAGCAGGAACAAAATTTAATTTACCAGTCTCGGTAGATCTAATTTGTAACCAAGGCCAGTATGTAGCACCATATGAATTATCATAGGATTGTGCTGCTGAAACTGCTGCTGAAACTGATTGACCATATCCAACCATGTCAACTACTGCAATTGAAGTACCACGATTTTGAACCATTGCAAGTATTGTAGAAACTTGACTAGGAGCATTTTGGCTTGTGATACCAGGTGCGTAAATTGAATTATAAGCATATGCATCAGTATTAGCTAATAAACTAATAGCTGTGTTGTAACTATTAGCAAATACACCTTGAATATTTGTAGAAGGATTTGTACCAACAGATTCAACTGTTGGAATACTTGTATACATATTTAAAGGAGCACCATTAATACCTAAATTATAAACGCCGTATAAAGGACCAGTTGCACCTGCAAAAGAGCCATTAAAAGATCCACTTCCATTTAAAGGAATAGATGCTGTATAGTCAGGATAAGGTTGACCTTGTGGATTTAAGTAATTAGGAGTTGGAGTGTATACATTAGAAACTCTAATATAATTAGATGCGTTAGGATAACTACCAGTTATTTGAAGGTAAGCTGCACCTGCATTATCATATAATACGTTTTGAGATTGATCTCCAATTACGTATGCAATATAGTTATTTTGATTTGGATCTAATGAAACATTGGTCCAAGTTTCTAATACTGATTGATTATTAGTAGTATCGTTACCTTGTCTTACAACTACTGTAAACAAACCAGAAGCTGTGTCAGCTTGAGTAACTTGCCATCTAATATTTGAAGAAGATCCAGAAGGCAATAAGCCTTTAGATGTTTGGCCTGCTGCTGCTCCTTGGTTATTGTTCATTACTGTACCAACAGAAATAGTTTCAAGTTCAAAAGCGTAGGTTGGATCGATACCTCCATCAAAAAAACCTCCTAATGAACCAGTTTGGTAAGCAAAACTATTTCCTAATGTACCTGGAATATTTGCTATAAATGAAGCAGTCAATCCAGAAGCTACAGCTCTAAAATTAAAGCTACCAGAGTATAAATTTACTGCTTGAACTAAGTTAGCTACTGTAGCTGATACACTAGAACCGGTTGGAAAATAGTAATTTGAACTAATAGGACTGTTTTGAATTAAACTTACACTCGATGTAGCATAAAAATTACCTACTATAAATCCTTGAAGAGAAATATAAGAACCATCAGTCATATTAGGTGCTACTGAAGCAGATGCTTGAACACCGGCATAATTAGGAGCTTCTGCTACTGCTGAAGTATAAGAACCACTAGCTACTCTTGTCACTAATAAAGAAGTACCTCCTTGTTGGAAGTAGTTATAAGCTGCTTGGGAAGTTAAGTAGTCGTATGTAATACCTCCAGAAACGAAAGTAGTACCAAACTTAGCTGAATACTCAGAATATGTTGTAATAAGAGTTGGAATATTTACTCTACCTAATACTGTTGGCCCGATTAAGGCTGCACCAACTGTAATAGGACCTGCTGTTATTTGAGATTGGTCATTCTCTGTAAGGAATACACCTGGGGAAATTAATGCTTCTGCCATTTTGTTAGTTTATTTCTGATAATAAATAGCTGATACTACTGGCAAAACCTTAATTTATTGTAAAGGAGTAATAACACCGGTTTCAGTATTGATTGAACCGTCTCCGTACTTCTTACCAAACTCGTTTAAAAGAGCTTTTTCTTTGGCAGCATTAGCTTTAATAGTTTCCTTTAAATTGTCTAATTCTACCTCTAAAAGGGTCTTTCTATAGTTTAATTCACCTAGAATTGATATTGTTTCAAAAATACCGTTTCTAATCGCTTGAAACTGCTGCAGCTCTTCGGCTGTAAGTTGTGCACTCATTTATTTTACTTTTTAGATTCTACTTTCTTAGTTGTTCCACCAGCTGCTTTAGTAGCTTTGGCTTTTGGAGCTACTTTTTCAGCTTTTTTTACAATTTCCTTAACTTCTTCAATAGCAGGAGTTACGGTTTCTTCTACTTGACTAGCAATTTTAGAGATTTTTGACTTGTTTAGTAATACAGCAACAACTATTGCTACTACTACTATGATAATTCCAAATACCATGTTATTTTATTTTAATTATTGTATATATAAATATCTTAGTTTTTGTAAAACCCTTAGTCTTTCTTTAAACCATACTTTATCCACTTATACCACACTCTTTCGTGAATATAATACTGGATTGGTTTATAAATAAGCTCGGCTACACCAAAAGCAGCACCTACTTTAACAGATCCACTAATTAACCACATTAATCCGAATCCAATTACAGTACTAATTACTCTATAACTAATAGTTTTAGCTATATGTCTTTTCTTATCTACTATCATAACTTACCTTCCGCTTTCATTTGTTCTCTAATCTTTGTTGCTGAAATGTCATGAATATCTTGAGGTGGGGTATGTTCGATTACATCATATCCAATTCCTCTACCAATGTTTACTGATTCAATATCAGGAACAATTAATAGTTTCACTTTTTTTTCTGCAATAAGATCTCCTAAATCTACAACAAGGTTTGCGAATATTTGTTCGGCAGTCCAAGGATTTTTTTCATTAGGTACTACATCCCTAATGCATAATAACACCTTTTTCCCTTCGTTTAACGCCTGATCTATTAACCATCTGTGTCCATCATGCCAAGGTTGCCATCTTCCAATAAACATAGCATAACCACTAGTAGATTTTGCTGCTGCTTCCGCTAGGTACTTTTTCATAACTTATAAATTCTTTAATTAATTTTAAACTATCTTTTTCTGAAGTAGCTGATGTATTTATCATAACGTTTAAATCGTCGTAATAAGGAAGGTCAAAGTCTGCTACATGATTAGCTTCTCTACCTCTTTCTCCTTCGTAAGTTAAATATACCCAAAAAACACCACTTACCAAAGAATTTAAATACTCTCTAGCTTCCTTGTAAGGATATACTAAAGATAAAACTACTTTGTTTCCGTTATAATGTAAGTAAGTAGCAATATCACTAGCTCTGTTAAGATTATTAATACGACCTTGCTTACTATAGTCCTTATTTTGAAACATAGTTCTTAGTTGATCGCCATCTATATAATAATCTGCTTCTATCTGATTTGCAAGCGTTGTCTTTCCTGAACAAGGTTGTCCAAATAAAACTATAACCATAATTTATCTTTTGTAATTAAAAATATCAAAATACCATTTATATGTTTCATAAATCCATTCATAGGTGTAATCGCCTAAAATATCTTTAGAATCGTCAGGCAACATACCGAGAGTATTTCTAATTGTATGATCACCATATATTCCGTGAACTGTATCATCTTCAATTGTAATTTGAGGAATATTTTGGAAATCGTGTTTGAAATAAGGTAATTGAAAGTACTCATAAATGCTTTTTAATTGAGGTTCTGGGTTTGTACAAAGATCTTCGTATTTAATAAATAAAAATTTTTGTGCAGTTTTGTCTAAGACGGATTGGTGTAGCTTTGGCAAAGCATGTCCAATTGGATGTGACACAGCCCATTTTTCTACTCTTTGATGAGTAGTTAATCCTGTTAAATTTATATTGTTTACTGTTCCATCTTCAATATCAGGATTTGCTCTAAACTTTTTTTCCATTGAAGCAAATACCGCTCTCAAATCTCTAACCATAAAAAGAATTTTAGGATTAGGAAAGATATTAATTAATAAAGGGTAAGATGCAGCCCAGTTTCTATTTTTATCTAGTATGTAAGGTTTGTCTGTAAGATTAGCTATGTATCCATTTAAACCTTCGCGGCAAAAAGTATAAAATCCTTCACGCCACATGTCTTTATCACCAGCTTTTGCTTCTTGATTTTCATTATAACCAATTCTAGCACCTAACATTAAATCAATCATACCTGAGGTAGGTGTGACATGAAATGTTGGATTTTGACCTATGATATTTTGTAGTAATGTTGATC